ACACTCCCAATAATCGTTTTAATGAGGTTATGACTCACGATTTCATTTATATTGACACGACTGGGCTACGCACGAACAATCCGAATGCACCTATGGATCGAGTTCCATGGTTAGCTAGTCAAACTGATATGCTAGCTGATGACTGGGTCGTAGTCGAATAACGATGACTAATTCCAATTAACGGAGGTGTGGTGATATGTAATGAGTAAACGAGTTGACCAAGCATACTTAGATTATGCGGGCGGAATGAAGTATAAAGATATTGCTGAAAAATATGGAATATCTATTAATACAGTTAAGTCATGGAAAACCAGATATAACTGGAAACGTGATAGTAAACCAGCTAAGAGTTCAACGGGTGCAAAAAAGGGTGCACACAAAGCAAAAAAGGGTGCACACAAAAATGTCGAGGTTGCAGTAGATGAGTTAGCTAACAATAATAATCTCACTGAAAAGCAGAAACTATTTTGCTTGTACTATTTGCAGAGATTTAATGCCAGTTGGGCATACCAGAAATCATATGGTGGTTCTTACGATACTGCACGCTCAGAAGGCTCTAAGAGCCTAGCAAAGCCAAACATTAAAGAGGCTATTGGCAGGTTACGTAAGGAACAGCAAACGGAATTATATATCACTGCTACGGATATTCTAAAAGAGTACATCAAACAGGCTACATCCTCATTAGGTGACGTTTTAGAGTACACCACACACGATATTTATCTAGAGACTGAAAATGGTGATCCAATAGTTGATAAAGAGGGCAATCCTGTTGAATATCAACGAATTAACTTAAAACTTAAGCCAGAAGATGAAATCGATTGGTCAACAATCCAAGATATCCATTTAGGTCGTGATGGCTTAGTTGTCAAGTTGTATGACAAGCAAAAGGCCATGAAGGAATTAATTGACCGGCTGCCAGAGCCTGAAATTGAGGATGTAAAGCAGGATAGTTTCTTGAAGGCAATTATGAGTGCCAAGGATAAGAAGGACGGTGAGAGCGAGCAATGAACAATCAGTTTAACTACGTGCCGTTCTCTCCTAAGCAGTTGGATGTCTTAAATTGGTATCTTGACCCACGATTGTTTGATATTGATGATGTGCAGTCAGCCATTAAGGTTAATCCGGAATGGACTAATCGACGGGATTATGAAGCTATTATCTGTGATGGGTCGGTTCGTGCTGGCAAAACGCTCGTGATGTCCATGAGTTATGTTGAGTGGGCTATGATGAATTTTGATCAAGAGCAATTTGGTATCGCTGGTAAAACGATTGGATCGCTAAGACGTAACGTGATAAGACCGTTGAAGCGCATGCTGATTGGCCGTGGATACGTGGTTAAGGATAGACGTGCAGACAATTTGCTAGAAGTTAGTCGTGGAAAACACGTTAACTACTTTTTCGAGTTTGGTGGTAAAGATGAAGGAAGCCAAGACCTAGTCCAAGGAATTACGGTTGCTGGCTTCTTTTTTGATGAGGTAGCATTGATGCCTCAATCATTTGTTAACCAAGCGACAGCTCGTGCGTCAGTTGATGGTTCAAAGTTTTGGTTTAACTGTAACCCAGCTGGTCCTTATCATTGGTTTAAAACCGAGTGGCTAGATAAGCTGGAACAGCACAAAGCACTTCATATCCACTTTACAATGCCTGATAATCCTTCGCTATCTACTGCTACTAAAGAACGATACGAGCGGATGTACACAGGCGTGTTCTACCAACGTTTCATTGAAGGCAAGTGGGTACTAGCCGACGGAGTTGTTTACGATAACTTTGACAAGGACACAATGACAGCTGACCCGCCTGATATGAATACAATTACAAAATATTATGTTTCGTGTGACTACGGTGCTTTGAACCCTACAGTTTTCTTACTGTGGGGTTTTTCTAATGGAGTTTGGTATTGCTTGAAAGAGTATTACTACAATGCTCGTGACAAAAGCAAAGAGAGCAACCATTTGCAAAAGAGTGATGACCAATATGTTAACGACTTAAAACGATTTTTAGGCAGAATTGCTGCTCCAATTATTCTTGATCCTTCGGCTGTTCATTTTGCCATTAAGTTGCAGCAGAGTGGCTTTACCGTAATACCCGCCAACAATGACGTGTTAGATGGCATACGGCTGACTCAATCCTTAATGAGCAATGGCAAGATTAAGTTTGCTAATGGACTGACCAATTTATTTAAAGAGCTGGCAAGCTATGTTTGGGATGACAAAGCTGCTCAACATGGTGAGGACAAAGTTGTTAAGGAACATGACCATGCGTGTGATGCAATGCGTTATTTCTGCATGAAAGTGTTAGCGCCAAACAATGTGCAACAAGGTATACAACTATATGATAACTATTAGGAGGTGAATGTTGATTGAAATCAAGACCAAGGAACATGCAGGACTTCATATTAAGTGGTCAGCCGCTTGATAAAAAGAATCTTAGCAGTGATGGTGATGTCGCATTAAGTGAACGAGTAACTATTACGGATGATGACGTATTCTTATATTCATCAACTGCAGATGTTTTACAAAATCTAGATGATATTAAAGCGATTGTTAACTATCATGAACAATTTATTTCACCTAAATACAAGGTTAAGCGTGATTACTATAAGGGACGCCACCATACGATTATTGAAGCTCCGGATAAGCCACTTAACAAGCCTGACAAACGGTTAATTATCAACTTACCTAAAAAGCTGGTAAACACGTTTAATGGCTATTTTAGTGGCGAACCAGTAACTATTAAGCATCAAGCTAAAGGTATTGATGATGATGCCTTGAATGACCAGATTCATGGCTGGTTAAATGATAATGACTATGCAGATGTGTTCAGTGAGTGGACTAAGCAAGCAGATATCTATGGACGTTCATATTTGTACCTATATCAGGTCGACAGCGAACTACAAATGACGGTTTGTTCTCCGAGGGACACGATAGTTGTCTATGACGATAGTGTTCGACACAAGCCAATGTTTGCGATTAGATATTCTACGGTTGCAAATAATCAATACGACACCTTGATTACTAAAGAAGCAGATTATGAACTTAATGATGCAGGCAACAGTTTTTCCATTACCAATGCCTCAGATGACAATGTAGATTCAGTAAGCAAAGAATACGTACACAAGTTTCCAGAGTTACCAGTCATTGAACTGGCAGAAGATGATGAACGTACGGGTATCTTTGATGATGTAATCAGTTTGGTTGATGAGGTCGACACGACACAATCTGAGAAAGGTAACGACATTAGCTCATTTGCTGATGCTTATCTAGTTGTTACCGGTCAAAAGCTGACCCCGGAACAGTTAAATGATTTACGTGATAATCGGTTAATTAACTTATATACCAACAATAGTGCCAGCTTCAATACATCAGTTGGTATTCAACCAGATGTAGAATTCTTAACTCCTGGACAGAATGACACGACTCAAGAGAACGCGTTAAATCGTGACATTGATATGATTTACCAAACTACTCAAGTGGTTAATCTAAATGATTCCAGTATGGGGATGTCCGCACAATCAATTAGCGGTGTGGCATTAATTCAGAGATACCAGCCTATGCAGGCTAAAGCTTACACGAAGTCGCTCAAGATGGATAAGGCTTTACGTTTGCTATTCACTATTCTCTTTGACCAATGGAAAGTAACTGCTAAGGTCAGTGATTTAACCTTTGACCACAAACAAAGCATTCCACACAACGTGAGTGAAGAAGCCGACATTGTCACTAAGCTGAATGGTCAAGTTAGTGATCCAACTAAGTTAAGCTACTTATCTGGTATTGACGACCCTCAAAAAGAAGTTGACCGGTTAGCCGACCAAGAAAAGCAGCAACAAGAAACCAACGCAGCCCCATTACAGCAATTCTTGACCGACCAGCAGAAGGGCGGTGTAGGCAATGGTACTGACAATGAGTCAACAACAGCAAAGGATAAAGGAACTAGTCCAGCTGGACAACCAAACGGACAAGGAAACTGAACAGCATTATGATGAGTGCATGACTTACATTCAAGCGCATCTAATGGCTTTTTATCAGCATTATGCCGGTGAAAATGGTATGACACTTAGTCAGGTCAAACAAAAGGTTTCTCGTTGGGATATGGACCAGTGGAAACAAGCTGTTGATGAGATTGATATGGACGGCTGGCCAAAGGACGCAACTGATCGCGTGAGATTTTACAATATGGCTGCCGGTTTTGATAAATCTAAGATGATTGGTGCAGTAATAGCACTAGGAATTATTCGAATGACAGTTAAAAATGAACAGACAGTCCAAACACGAAGCCACACTGATTGCCTTGAAGAAGTCAATCGCATGCAGAGAACAATGAGGGTAACTAAGCCACAGAAGAAGAAGCTAACTACTATTATCAATAGTCCAGAAACCCGTCAAGAATGGTCACAATCGCTGTGGGTTGATAGTGATAAGTTAGCAAATGACGTTGAATACTTGGTGAATCAACATCTAAAAAACGGCATGTCGCTTGATGACTTGGGTAAATTGCTACAAAAGCATATGAAGCCGAGTCAGTTTAAGCCAAAGCAGTCGATAGCTGACCGTACAAAGCAAATGAATTATATTGCTAAGCGGTTGGTCCGGTCTGAATCTGCTCGCTTAGTAGATATAGTGAACACTACTTCATTCAAGATGAAAGGCGTTAAGAGTGTTGATTGGATAGCAGAGCCGACCGCTTGTGATGATTGTGCTGCTCTTGCAGATGCCAGTCCGTTTTTAATTGATGAGGCACCCATGGTTGTTGATGACACACATCCAGGATGCAGATGTATCAAGATACCGCATATTGAATAACAGCTAAGCACTCATTTTGAGTGCTTTTTTTGTGCCCTTTTCCATGCGCTGCGGGCGTTAAAGAACAACCTGAGCAATGGTCTCCCAAGACCTTTATAAATGCGTGAGAGGAGCTTTTATTATGACAAAACATGAATCTATTTTAATGCCTATGAAGTTGCAGTATTTTGCTGATCCAAGTGGGGACGGAGAGCCAACTCCTCCTACAGATACCGATAAAGGTGGAGATGACCATTCCGGAGATAACTCAGGTGATGGAACAGATGATAAAGGTGACGATAAAAGCACTGAAATCATTACTAAACTTCAAAGCCGTATCGGTGCAGAGCAAAGCAAAAAAAATGAGTTAGCTGAACAGCTTAAGAACGCTCAGACGGAATTAGAGAAGTTGCGCAACGGCGGTAAGGAAGATAAGCCAAAGGAAAAGACACCAGAACAAGTGGAAATTGAGAAGTTGAAAGCACAACTTGACCGCAAGGATGTAGTTGAGCAAACAATGGACGTTTTCCGTGAATCTGGTTCACAAGTTCCTAAGGACATTGTTTCCTTACTTATTTCGGATGATCGTGACCAAACGATTGATAACGCCGGTAAGTTGTTAGACTTCATTACTTCCGTTAAATCCAATACTGAGAAGGCTATTCGCAAAGAATATCAGGCTGGACGGATTCCAGGAGCTACCAAGCATTCAACTGACACGGCAGCCGAATTTGGCAAAAAGGTTTCGCAAGTAAATCAAAGTAGAAGTTCGTTAGATACGTTCAAGTAAATCAATTTTAGGAGGGTTTCAGAATGAAGAAAACAATTATGGGTAACGACGGGATTCTTATTGATGATGGCAATGCAACAACCTTGTCAGGCATGGTTAATGATCCCAAAGCCACCGCAGATACAGATGGTCAAAAATACATGCGTGCAGGCACGCTTTTAACGTCTGATAAGGATTTTTCCTTAACTGATGATGGCAGTGCTGTTTTAGTTCCCACCACTGACGCAACTACTGCACAAGGCATCTTGCTTCACGATACTAATATCGCTGAAGGCGCTGTTCCTGGTGCCGTCATTGTTGCTGGTACCATCAACCGTCACCGTATGGATGATGATACCCAAAAGACTTACACAGACGAGTTGTTAGCAGCACTTAAGGTTTCATTACCTAAAGTAGCTGTTATTGACCGCAATTAAGGAGGATTTAATCTATGTTAACTTTAGAAAACATTGAACATCCAAGTTCAATTATTAGTTACTGGAACGACCGTGCTAAAGAGCGCGCACCGTTTCTATATCAAAGCTTATTTACAATGACTTACACCGAATCAGATACGGTTAACCTTATCTATGGTGAAAATGAACCTTCACGTATGTTAACCGCTACGACAGATGATGTTAAAGCTATCAAGATTAACAATATTGGTTTTGAAAGCGATACGTTTAAACTAATTCCATTCAAGAACTACAAGGCAATGGATGAAAAACGTCGCAGTGAAATTAAGAATGCTTTAGCAAATAATGCTGATCAAGCACAAATTCAAGCAATCGCTAATGTTCAATATCAAGATCCAGCAAACCTAATAACAGATGCACAATTTACTCGTGAGATTATGGCAATGCAGGCTTTAACCACTGGTATTATCACTGTCAACAGTGGTGATTTAAATTACAAACGTGATTTCGGTATGCCGGCAGAACATAAAGTACAAGTTGGCACTGAATGGGGCACTATGGACTCATCTCCATTAGATGATATTCAGACCCAAATTGACAAAATCTCTGATGATAATGGCACAACCATTACTTATGCATTAATGAATGGACGCACTTTCCGAAAGATTGCTAGTTCTGGTGAAGTTATTAACTCACTGTCATTGGGTAAAACCAATACTAATGTTGCTATCTCACAACCAGCTGTTAAGCAATTAATTCTTGATACTTTAGGCGTCACAGTATTAATCGATAACAAGGGTGTTGGTTCAGATCGTTTTGTTCCTGATGATACTGTTGTTTTAATGCCAGACGGTGCAATGGGACGTTTAGCATGGACGGACACTAACGAAGATTTAGGTCTTATTGGTGACCCAACTGCTCAATTATCAAGAACTGCAGACGGTATTACACTTTACACTGACCGTCAACACGACCCGGTAGGCACTCAAGTCCATGTATCACAAAAGATTTTGCCTACTTTTGATAAGGTACGAAATGTCGTAATTATGAGTGTTGGTCCGGACCCAAAACCCTAGGGTCATCTGAAAGCAACGGCAGTGATAGTACCGATATAACAGGTGACGATAATAATAATGACACTAAAGTAATTTCAACTGGAATCGTTGCTAGTCAAAAGACTTTAAGCCAAGCAGTAGGAGCAACTAAGAACGTAACCGTTGCTACCGACCCGGCAGATGCAACAGATGCAGCTGATGTAGTTAACGCAACAACCGCAACATCAAGCGACGACACTATTGCAACAGTTGCAGTTGGTGCTGAAGGTGGTTTTGATGTTACTGGCGTTGCTGCCGGTACTGCAACCATTACGTTTACTAGTGGAAGCTTAACAGCTACGTTAGCAGTAACGATTAATGCTTAAGATTGGAGCTGATTTTATTGGCAACTAAAAAAACAAAAAATAACTCGGCATCCAAACCAGCGAAGTATGAAGTCGTTGAGGGAGATACCGAGTTTTTAGTATCAAGAAAATTAGGGGTCTCAGTTGGCGGATTAAGAGACGCTAACATGAGATTCAAAGCGCCATATTTGCGAGTGGGGCGTAAGATTAATATCCCCCGCTAAAAGGAGGAATTAATATGACTGATGAAGAAAAGACATCAATCAAAACTGACTTGCAAGCCACTTTTCCAGAGCTGTTTGATGACGAAACAGCAACTAACAAGTTAGACATGCTCATTAAACAGGCTGAATTAAAGTGTCGAAGTTATCAGGTTGACGATAATGACTTAAAGCTGCTTATCACGCTTTACGTTGCTCATCTTTTACGTGATGCACAGCAAAGTGATGGGATAGCTACGTCAGTTAAAGCAGACGTGTTTCAGGTCAATTTGTCCGATACTGCTGGCACCGACATTTACCTAGAACAGTTTAACGATATGCTGACCTCGCTTGGTCTGGATAACAGATGGAAGGTGCAGTTCCTATGAGTGACGAGATTGATTTCAACAACTTGCCGAGAGCGTTAGAAATACTAACTGAAATGGAACGACATACTGTTTTTATTGGTGCACTTAAGCAAGAAGGCGACCACTCGATTGATTTTATGCAAATGTTAATTGGAGTCAGCGAAACTGGTGCAACGATTAATCCCACTCATAGTAAGTATCTTACTATTCCAATGCCAATAGCTGGTAAACGTAGAGCATCCGAAATTGATGGTCTATTTTTTTATACCACCAAAGCTGGAAAACCTAGCTTAGCAAAGCAAGAGGGCGGCAAGTTAGTTGTTTACTTTCTACTTGCAGAACAGGTTAGAATTCCTGCTCGTCATTTACTGACAAACTCACTGAAACAAATCAGAAATGGTGTGGTTAATATTGCCACAACAGGAGTTAGCAGGGTGCTAACTGGTGAGATACACAGCTGGCGACCAGTGCTCGAATCCGTTGGTAAATATGCTGCTAGAGAGATGAAACGGGTTATTGCTAATACTAAAAGCCCAAGAAACGCTGGAATTACTACCGCAAACAAAGGCTTTAATAATCCTTTGATGGACACTGGTGCTATGCAACGGTCAATTAGTTGGGTGGTGATTTAATGTCGGCCAAATCAAAACGAATTATGAGTCGTGAGATTAACAAGATTTTTCGCTTGTTTAGCGTTGACTTTGAATATGCCTTGCCTAGCCAAGAAACCGACGTTGACGACCAATGGGGAGACGAAACTAAAACAATAGACGACCTTAAATGGTTAAAAGTTCGTGAACCCCTCATTTCCGTCAGCAATAGTGCAAATACACTTGTTAAATTACCCGGTGGGGATGCAGCTTCATATTCTTGGGAATGGTTATCCCGTATGCAGGTGCCGGATAGAACGATTGTTTCGTATCATGAACAGCAGTTTTCAGTCGTTCATTATGGTGACGTTGCCGATATTGCGGGCGTTTATCTCTACTTTCTACAGGGAAGGAGTGATCACGTTGGCATATAGTGCAAAAACGTTTGACTATGGCTCAAAAATCGAATCATTTCGTCAAATAATCACTAATATCACTGGACTACCAGTTGTTCCAATCAATTCCGGTAAACTACCGTCATATCCATACATTACGTACGATTATGCGAATGGTGGCACGCCTGAAACTTGGAGTAATTCCCGTGAATTGGAAATATTTAGATTGAACATCACCCTAGATTGTTATGCAGACAATAAACCTCAAGAAGCTATGCAGATTGCAAGCGATATTGAGGTTTTATTATTTGATCCGACGTATCATCAACAACTTAAAAAAGCTGGCATTATCGTGGTCTCTGCTGAGATACTGTGGTATCTCTGCAGAGCTGGTGTACTTTATTTGTAATTTACTAATCTATAATAAAGTTATGGAATGAAAGGGATGTATGAAGTCAATTTTCCTTTCTTTTTATCTAATTAAAATGAATAGAAATAAAAAAAAATAAACGTAAGGTCATCTCTCTCAAGCATCCACACACACCTCTTAAGTTACATCATACTCCAATGATAAGATACTTGGTCACTTAAAAGGAATAACTGGGTTAACAGGAACTTTTGAAATTTCAGAGTGGTTTATTAAGTTAATTCGGACTACTGCACTAATCCCCACAGGCTCTTCT